AGACGCCCCTTCTCGTAAGTTTATTATAATAATATCTGCATCTCTAAATCCTATAGCAGTTCCTAAAATTTTATCGTTATAAGTAATCTCCCCCGTTTCAAAATCTACTGTTTCAGATGGTTCATTCATCCTTTTTTGTTCTTCTTCAATAAGTTTGTTTATAGCAAGGCTTTGTGTGTTTGAAGAATCTTTAGAATCAAAAGTAAATTTTTCGTCTACTCCTATAATTAAAACGTTTCTTTGTGTAGCAAATTGGCTCTTTAGAATTTCTAGTACCGCGTTTCCAAACTTTGCGTCTCCAAATTTTTTACTTAGTTTTTTAGAAAAATAGTTTTTTACATTTACAAGCCGAGGAAAAACAATCGCCGGAGTTTTGTTTTTTCTTGCGCCCACGCTATACCCTCTTCTTGTAACTCCTTCTGGGCCTATACCGGTTTTTGGAACCTGCCCCATTCCAAGTTCATACCTAGAAGCAGAATCATAAAATTCGTCTGCATCCATGGTTGGAAAAGCATCAGCTACGATATTTTCAGAAAAAGTAGTTTCTGGAAGCCTATCAACTGACATATATAAGTCACCTTCTTTAAAGCCACGTTCGGTTAAAGAAGCCGGGCTTGCGTTTGTATACGTAACTCCATTTAAAGTGTAACTAGATCCACGATCTTCGCCTGTTACAAAGTTTGAGTCGTCGGGAGTGGTCTCTCTTATGTTTTTAACGGCCTCATCACTATTTTCAATATCTTGTTTAGTTAAAGTTTTTGACCCCGTTGGGGCTCCGGCTATGTAATAAAACCTTGTATTTACCGTAGCTTGAAAATCATCATAGCCAGGCTTAGTCTTAGACCTTACTTCGTCTGAATCCATAGAATCTACCACTGGAGATTGATAAGTAGACTCTACTAAAGGATCTCTATTTTTTAAGTTCTTTAATTCTTCTGTTCTTTTTCTTCTCGCAATAGTTAAAGAACCATTTTCTGGGTCTGTATAAGCTTTTACTTGCATAAATAGAAGCTGGCGTTCATTTTTTTCAGCATCAGTAATAAATTGTCTGTTATTTACTTTATTTTGAAATACTTGTAATCTAGAAAAAACTTCTTCTAGTGCAATAGATTCTTTTATTATTTGTTGATCCGCCGCTTCAAGTGTTTTAGTAGACACGTTGGTCTCTTTTTGTAAACGTTGTACACTCCAAGGGTCTTCTTGCCCATTTTTATCGGTTGTTCTGTAAACAACTCCACGTGTTATAGCTTCATCTTGGATATTTTTTAACTGTGAGAGAGTAGATTGTGTTTCAGGGTTTCCTTCTTTAGCAACTGTGTCCCGTTGTTCCTGGTCTAGATTTTGTAAAGCTACTAGTCTTTCATCATTTGTTAAAGTTTCATCATTTAATATTTCTCTCGTTTTGATTTCAAAACTTTCTTCGGCAGTCGAATCATCAAACACAGATTGAAAAGGTACTTCTTTATAAAAGACTTGATACCCTGCATCTAAAAGCTCAAACATAGTGGCATTAAAGCCTTCAAATAAAGTTGGTATGTTTCCTTCTCGGGTAGCGCTTTTAGCTTTTTCTCTTCTAAGCATGTTCCTACCCCACACTGTTAACTGTGGAAAATTAACCGCCCTAGAAATCCCGTCTTCTCCAACAATCGTCCAATAAGAGGGTTCGTTTGTTTCTTTTAACTCTCTTTTTCGCCTTTTTCCATTTTTAAATATAAATTCGTTTTGTCGGTTTGTTTCTGCTGCTTGAGCTTGTTTTATTTTGGCTGCTAATTCTTTAGGTTTGTTAATAGCTTGACCTTTCCCCATATCAATTTTTAATATGCTGTACTTAAGATCTTCGGGCTTTTTTAACCTGCCACGCGGTATTCTTTTATTCCGAGAATTAAAATAACCAGCTTGTATAATATAAAATTGGTTTGGGTCTTGTGAAGCAATTTTGTTGTAAGTATCTAAAAGAGAGTTACTGTACAGACCAGCATTAAAAGCTTCTTGCATTGACTCCGCAAGCCCTTCTATTGGAGGAATGTTGTTTTGAAAATCTATACCGGTTTGGCTTTCGATTGGAAACCCCGTTAAATTAGCTTTGTAGTATTGAGTTCCCTGTGGGCCTTTCATAGGATTTAAATCTGATCCTTCTGTCATTTCTTTTGTTACATCATTAAAGACTGCTTCAACAGGTTGGCCCTCTGTAAAAACGGGAAGTTTTTTAGCGTTTTCCTCAAATCTACTTTCTCCCTGTTCAACTTCTTCATTAGTTTCTGTTTCTTCTTGTAGGTCTTGTTCCTTTACATATTGAAAGTCACTTAATAACATTACTCGTTCTTCGTTTGAAAGCCCTTCAAGTCCTTCTTTTTTAGCTTTGTTTGCAAGTATGTTGTATCGTCTTTCGCGTTTATTAAAATTTGAAAGGTCTTCTCCTTCTAAGTTCATTGCGTCTGCTTTTAAAGCTTCTGTTTCTGCCTCAAGTTCTGCTTCATATTCGCGGCCTAAAATAGCAGTTTTTAACTCTTTTAAATCTTGTTGGCGTTGAGTTGATTCGGCTTGATCTAGATTTTTAACTCTTTCTCGCCCTTCCTCGTCTAACATTTCTCTTATAACAGGTGTGTCTTGCTCGTCTTTATACTGCTCCATTTTTGCGTCTCTTTCCGCTAAATGGTTTTCTATTTCTTGTTGGCTAATTGTGTAGTCATCAGCATCTTTAAATAATCTATTTGCTTTGGCTTTAGCCCCACTTAACCCTTCTGCATTTGTTTGTTGATACCAAACAATGTTGTTGTCTCTATCTCGCACCTCAACTGCTATGTTATCTCCAGGTTCTCGCTCCCTAGAATACTCTAAAGCCTCTACTAAAAAGGCATCTATTTTTTGATTGTTATATGGGTTTGCTTTTATTAAAGCTTGGAAGGAATCATGTTTTTGCTTGTTTGTAGTAAATAAACCCCCGACTTTTTCAATGGTTCCTCCATAAATACTTGAGAACAGGGAATCATCTTGTGCATCTGCAAATTTTGAAAACTCATAGATACTATCACTATCTATCCAAACGGTATCTTTTTTGTTTGAAGGGTCCATCATTGCAGCAAATTGAGCCCTGATCCAATCTCTTGGTTCTACTGCAACGTCTCCCATAGACTCAGCTTTTCCTACTTTCTCTTCTATGTATTGTTTTTGAAGTTTTTCAGAATAAACATCAGAGGTCATGTCTCGGGCTTTTTCAAAAACTCGTGAAGCAGCTCCAGAAAGTGATCCACCAGCTGCGCCCATTCCAGCTCCACCAAAAAACCCTGCAAAAAGAGCGTGGGCTCTATCTAAGTTAGCTTGAGCTTGAGTGTAATCTTCATCAATAGCAAACTTTTGTTGTACGGACATTTCTTCTTGTATTCTTTCTGTAGCGCCTTCTACAACAGCGGACGTTCCTGCTCCTTTAAGCATTCCTTTAAACAAACTATTTCTTAACGGCCCACCTTTGGAACTATTAAGGATTCCTTTAAAACCTTTAAGAACTAAAGCTTCTCCACCTACTCCTACAGCAGCAAACGGCACACCAAACAACAATGACTGTACACCTTGTTCTGCGGATACCATTTCTTGTTCTGCAAAATCTCCAAATGCGGTTCCTACTCCTTGTGGGTATTCTTGTGTAACAGCTCCTAGTACTCCACCTCGCGTTGCTATTTTACCTATCTTAGCTCTTCTGGTATTTTTAAGGATGTCAAAAGCCCCTTCTATTAACTCTGTTTCTGAGGGTTTTAACTTCCAGGCTTCAGGCAGTCCTTTTTTTCTAGCGTGGGCGTTTGCAACATACTTGCTTACAACGGCATTAACTTCTTTTTGAACAATTGCTTTTTGAGCTGCCGTTTTCATTACTGCGCTAGTTCCTGCTGAAGTAAGTAAACTACTTGTAGTTACTGCACCCACGGTCCCCGCTCCGGCTATTGCGCCTATTGCAGCACCAGTTAAAGCGGCCCCTACACTAGCAGCAGCGGAAGGAAGGAATTGACCAGTAGCGCCAACTGCTTGATTTATAAAACCTCCAAAAGTTGGTTCTTCTAGAAAATCTTCAAAGCTCTCAATCTCTGCAAGGTAGTTATAAGCAACTTCTTGGTTTATACGGGACTTATTTAAGCTGCTCATCATGCTCTCTTCATCACCGCGAATTGAAGCAATGGCAGCATTAAAATTATTTAAGTTAGCTTCTAAAGTAGCAGCTCCGGCTTTTACGCTTTCTTGGAATATCTTAACGGGATCGGTAGTTGCTATTGACTCGGGGCTAGTTGGGTTTGCGTTTTGCCCTAAAGAAGTTGTATCACTCCCGTAGCGTTGACGGTCTGCGTTTTGCCCTAAAGCTTGAATGTCGGCATCTTTAACTGCCATTTTAGTCTTCGGATATAAGGCTTAAGAAAATAGCTCGTTCTTCTGCAGTTGTACCAAACAAAGCCGTTAAACCCGCTTCGCCTAAGTTTCCATCAGTTTCTTTTCCAGACGAATCTACAAAATAAATATCTTCAATTTTTCCGTTGCTTGGGTTTACTCTAGCGCGTACTTGATCTAAAAGCCCTCCTAAGTTTTTTGGGTCGTTGTTTCTTGAGAAAAAATCAAAGAAACGATCTTTAATGCCTTTACCCCCACCATCTCGAATTGCTTTTTGTAGCAGTTGCCCATAAACGTTTTTTATTGCGTCAAGGCTTTGAGGTGGAATTACTACATTGCCATTTACAACTCTAATTTTAGCTTGGCGGTGTATCGTTTCTAGATTAGTTCGTAACTTATCACGCATCCTAGTGCCATCATCGGAAGAAGCAAAAAGGTTTGTTAAGTCGTCAACTCTTCTGCCATTCTTATACCCTGCACCATTTCCTGTAGTTGCAGGAAACAACAAATCAGTAAAAGCATCTACAGATGTTCTTAATCCACCCTGTAGCGTATCGGCGTACTTCATCATTGCTAACCTTTGTGTGTCTGTTGCATTGGCAGTAGTTTGAGCTTGATTTGTATTAACGCTAGGATCGCCAGTCATAATTTGGTTATGAAGTTTTATATAATTACTCATGTTTGTTTCTTCTGACTCACCAGGAGCTCCACTCATAGTAAAACTCATGGATGCTGCTACCATTTTTGCTTTTTCTCGCCCAATTTGCATTCCAAGCCCTCTTAAATCTACAACAGAATTTACGTTATTTTGCTCTAAAATTTGTCTAACTTCGTTTGCTTTAGTTTCTCCTAACTGTTTAATTTTACCTTTATTTTCTTGATACCAAGCTGCTTGCTCTTTTACTGTAGCAGGAACATCACTAATCTGAAGTTCTTCTGCGGTAGGTAAAATTTCGCTTGGGGGAGTACGGTTATCTAGTCTAGCTAAAGTATCATCCGCTTCTTGTTGATATGCAGCTCTAGTTTCTTGGTCAAGAGAAGGATTGCCTGATAATTGTTGTTGTAAAAACTTAACGCGGCCTCTATCAGATTCCCTTCCTACCTTAAAACCGGCTTCTGCTTTTTCTTTAGCCGCAGAACTTTCTTGGTTTTGTTTGTAAACTGTTTGGTCCATTTGATCTTCTACAAAAGCAATTTGTTCTTCTAGTGTTTTTTTGCCTACACCGCTGTAATCTACGCCCGCTAAGTCTTTTAATTGTTTGTCAGTAAATGAACCCATTTTTGAAAAACCTTGTGCGGAGCCGCCCATTATACTAGCGACTGTTCTACCGCCTGAACGTACTTTTTCTGATGTAGGTCCACCCATTGCAATTAACTCATCTTTTAGTTCTTTTAACGTCTCTTTATATATTTGAAAGTCTGTTTTTGATATTTTACCAGTACCCCGTTCTTGATCTAGTTTTTTACTAATTAAACGTTGGTGTAACATTTTTTGGAATTCATAGTATTGGTAATTAGATTCTTTTTTGTCATCGTCTGAAGAACCAAAAATAGTGTCTACATCATTTTTTTCTAAGTAACTAAACTCAGGTTTGGGTGCACCAAATTGTCCATCTTCCATAGCAAGTTGTTTTGCGCCGGGTAACTCAGATCCGTCCGATTGGGTGTTAACTGCTCCTTTTGGAGTGCTTGTATCAATAGGAGTATTATTTGTAGCATCAATTTCACTTTGTGGCGTAGCATTCATTAAACTTTCAATTAGCTGTTGACTAGCCTGACCAACTTCTGTGTTACTAATTTTTCCGGCTTCAAAATCGGCTTCTAAGTTTGCCAAAACACCGCTTTCTATAATCTTGGAGTATTCATCTCCATAGTTAGAGTTTTTAAAAGCTTTTCCGCGTTTTGTAGCAAATCCTAAATTTATGTATTTTTCAACTTGTGCTTTGTCCATTTTAATAACTCTATCGTTGGGATCGTTTGAAAACCCAAAAGTTTTAGGAAAATACCCCTGTGGAGTATCTATCATAATAGAAAAACTGCCGTCTCCATTGTCATTAATTCCAGATACTTTACCTTTTTTAATGGTATCCCCTTCAACGTCTTTGAATAACTTAACAATTCCTACTTCGTTTAAAGCGTTAACTGCAATATCGCCATGCACATATTTAGCGTCTTTTTCTTCTCCTGTTTTTTCAAACAGCATTTGCAGTCCTAGGGCTTCCCCATCAGGGCCTTTCTTTAAAAGTTTTGTGCCGCTGTCCACTATACCTATGTTTCCTGCCACGCTAAAAAACTCTTGGTCGTCGGCATAATTCTTTGTAGCGTTATACGCTTCTAATTTTTTAACATTAACTATGTCTGCTAAACTACTCATATTAAACCCCAAACATGGCTAATGTTGCCATTGTTCCTAAACTTACCATTGAATTATGGTGCTGTGCTTTCGCCCCTTTAAACTGTGCTTCTCTTTGTCCGGCTAACCCCGCGGCGTTTCCCATACCCTGCATTGCATTTCTATTAACACCTTGGCCAATATTAATTAATTCTGCTATAGACTTTTTGTTAATTGCGTCTTGGTTTATACGGGCTGTATTTAAACCCCCCGCTAAACTTACCATTCCTTGCCTCTGATTAGCCACATTTTGTGCTGCTCTTTGTGCAACACTTAGCCCGGCGCCGCCGTAACGCGATAGATTTCTTTGTTGAACCCCCGCAGCAATGGCTTGTTGTTTTTCAACATCTTCTGGAACGGCATCAATTAACGAGGTGTCGTTTACTGAGGCTAAAAGCTTTTCTTCGAAAGGTCTAAAGTTCTGTATATAAGTATCATAATCTTTGCGTAAAAGATCCGCATTTGTTTTTTCAGGATCACTAACCATTGGTAAATTAGATGTCGTTTGCGAATTACGATATTGAAGATCGCCGCGAAGGTCTCCAACCATTGCTCCTAAACCTGCCATTAGCCGAACCAACTGGCAAGGCCAGTGTTAGCCATACCGCTTATTTCCGGATCCGAACTAGCGCCTAATGCCATATTCTTATCTCTATTTTTTTTGGCTTGACCTGCAAACTGCGTAGCTGCGCCAATAGACGCAAGTCTTTGTGATTGTTTAGCTTTTGCAAACTGTAGTTCTTTTGAAGCGGTTGCTCTAGAAGCCTGAGCTAATCCAGACGCTGCATCATTAGCTTGTCCTCTAGCAGTTGCTAAAGTATTAAGCTGGCGGTCTTTTGAAATAGTTAAACCTTGTTGACTTGCTTGTAGCATATTTCCTACAGCCGCTGAAGCCAAGTCTGCCGCATTATCTACGCCGGTAGCGTATTGAAAAACGGGGCCATCTCCAGTAAGAGCTTGCATAGTGTCTGCTTGAGCAATTCCCCTAGTTTGATTTGAATAATCTGTTGTAGCTGCTTCCTCGGCAAGATTTTTTAAAAGAGGAGTGTACCTTTCGTTAAAATAATTTTTATCTTGTAACGCAATAGATGCTGAAGTTTTTTCAGTCTCGCTTGCTTTATAGTCATCTTTTTTTGGGCTGCTCATACTTCTTTTTTATAAATATAACTTGTCAATTTAAACCCTTGTGCCCCAGCTGTTTTTTCCCAACCCGGACGGCTTGTATGAAATTCTATAGCTTTTGCATTTTTTTCTAATGCAAGCTTATCTAGGACTTCAAAACCAACTTCTATGTAATTATACTCTGGTTTTTGATAACTTGCCCATACAAAAAGCGTCAGTTCTCCGCTTTTGTCAGTTGATATTGAACAAACAATAAACCCAACATATAAGTCTTCTTTGTAAAACATGTAAAGAGTGGATCTTGCATTTCGCAATGATAAGTAAATGTCAGCAGGTATCCAGTCTGAATAACTTTTTTTTCTTATAGTGTTTAGGTCGGGTTCTATCCTTTCATACGCACACCGAACTTCTTCTATTGGTATAGCTTCGACGGATATCCCATTAATAGTCAATCTCTGAACCATATCTCTTATATCGCTTACGTGGAGACATTCCTGCTCCTTTATATTTTACAACTCGTCTTACGCCTAAATCTCCGCCTCTTGCTTTTAATTCGGCTTGTACAATTTCTTGGTTAAACAAACTTAAATAATCTGCTGCTGCCCTTGGGTCAGTCCAATCTTTTGCAGGTATTCTTAACAGTCTATACAAAGTACCATAAACTATGCCATCTCTGTAACTATTAGAAAAAGTTGTGTCTACGTTGCTAGTAGTTCTAGTTGGTTTTAAAGCTACGGCTAATTGAATACCATTTACAAGAGAAGTTCCTGGAACAGGGATAACCCAAAAACTAGAAGGTGTTTTTTGAAGATATACTTGAGGAAGAGATGTTTTAGTTCTCCAATCTGAATAATTAAGTTCTAAACTTCTAGGGCTAATAGGATCTAAATCATCACCATTGTAAGTCATCCAAAGTATTTGATGTACTTCAGTGCCGCTTGGTTGATCAAACTCATACTCATATACACCACTAATAGTTGTAATAGGTTCTAAGTCAAATACATATGCTTTAGATCTTTCAGCAAATTCTATACAAGAAGACCGCAAAGTAGACTCAATTAATGAGTCTGGACAATTAGGCACATAAGGAAGAATATCTTTTATTATTGAATCAAAAGCTGCCATTTGTTAACTTCCTCCAGTTGGTACAGGCGGCGTAGCTGCAACTGTTTGTTGTCCAAACCTATCGAAATTTGGGTTTAATAAATTCCTAGAAGAACCGCCGCCGGCTATACTGTTAAGAAATAACTGATAGTGTTGGCCTGCTCTAGTAGAATTCCCAGCAAACTCTGCATCTTTTACGTAACACCTGTATAGAACATAGTCTATAAGGGCATTGCCATATATGTCATCTATTCCTATGGTACTACTTGTGGAACTTAAGTCCGTAGGCACATCAGAATAAACAATTTCTATATAAGCATTAAGTCCAGATTTAACTCCGGGGTATACATAAAACTTCTTAGGATCATCTGGATCAAATATGTAATGTTTTATTACAGACCCATGCGCAGCATCTCCTGTAACAGTTGGGTTATGCCAATCGGGTTCTATAGAATTTAGAACATCAGCATCAACTAACCTAATAGTTCTACCACCTGTTGCGCCATCTTGGTTGCTAGACATATTTCGCACTACTTTAATTAAAGTTAAGCCAGGTACAGCTTGTTCTGTACCAGTGGCAAGTGAGTTGTTAACGTGTTTAGCGCTTGCTTCCGGTTTAAAATTAACTACTTCTCTTTGTGCATCGTTAATGTAACGAAGCAACTCAGCCGAAGTCCAACGAACGCCTGTAGTATCTTGCAGGGTATCCTGAATTCTAGATATTAAATTTGCGCCCGATAGTGCCATTATTTCTTAGTCGTTTTTTTAACCGTTGTTTTTTTAGGTGTTTCTACACCTTCAACTTTAACTTCTACTTCTACTTCAACTACCTCAGCAACTTTTACGTTCATAGGCTCTGAAGGTTTTTTGTTTTTAATCATGTCTGGTTTATGTTCTGTGCAACCTTCTTGCAAACAGAATACACCTAAATCTTGTCCAACTTCTTTCGGTACGCCTGCTTCTAATCTAATAGATGCGCCCCAAGTGGTTGAAATATACTTGTCGTCTTTTGATATTACTATCATAATTTACTCCTTAAAAAGGGGGTGGCCCAACATGAGCCACCCACAAAAAGCATACTTAGTATGCAACATCCAATCTAATAACACCAAAGTCTTCAACGCCACTGTTGTAGTCGCTGTTGAACTTAGGCTTCTTAAGACCAAAGATTTTACCAATGGAGATACCATTTTGGTTACCGTAGTCAAAGCTGTCTTCAACTATTTGTGGTAAACCGATATCGGCCATAGCAAGAGCTTGAGCTCCACAGAATAAACAAGCAGAACCGTCGATAGTAGCATCGGCGCCCCATTTGTATCCAGCAGAACCAGCATTACCAGAAGCTCCAGATGTTGCGTTCGCTGTATTGAACACATGTCTGAACTCATGGACCATAATGCCATCAACCATTAAGCTTGAAGAACCTGAGAACAAGCTATTGCCTGGTCCTCTGACTCCAGCATTTCTTACGTTAGCTAAGAAATCTGAATCAAGTTTAAGATCCGCCATTACTTGAGGTGATACAAATAAATGGTATACCTCTTCTCCACCTGCGCTTCTTACTCCACGGATGTAGTTGTCTTTAGCATAAGCTTTTAGAGCAACTAAGCATTCGTAAGTGATGGTGTCAGCTGCTACCGTAGCAGTTACATCACCAGCAACAAGTTTGTTTGTAGCATCCCATCTTCTGTGCCTGTTGGCAGTTGGGGCTGTTACGTCTCCACCAAAAACCATGTCGCCAAGATTTTGTCCTGTATTCAGAACTGGTCTTAAAGCACCACTGTTTTTGAGGGTGTAAGAAATACCAGAAAGCGTTAAGAACGCTAATTGGTCAATACGGTCTGCCATTGCGTAAGCAAGTGCATCACGTGAGTTCTCACGAAAATTAACAACTGATTTTTGATCAGCAAGACGACCTGAAAGTCTGTTTGCAAATCTCAATTGATCAAGTTGTACAACAATGTCGTAGGCTCTTAAAGTCTCTTCATTACCTTCTAAAGTGTTGTCTCCAATAATACCATCACCAGACATGTCAGCAAGAAGTGTTAAAACAGCTCTTGTTCCTTTCTCTGATTGAGTAAGTTCAGATATTCTCTGAACCATAGCATTGGATCCGCTACCTGCGAATTGGTTAATGAAAGACATATTCCTAGCGACACGCCAAAAATCACGAGACCAGATCGTTAATTGTTCGCTGGTCAACGCGCTAAAGTTTGTGTTAGCCATTGGGCTATCCTCCAAATAAAATTAAAATAACCAGCCGACTTATGGAGCGGCTCATTGTCCGTATACCCTTTTTCGTTGGGAAACGTTCTCATAATTTTACGAACATGACGTCGACCAGTTTTACGCCATGATAGGCGAATACGTTTTTTTACCGTAACGACTCGTGCTAGTTATCGGACTAGCGACCGAATACTTATATCTTATACTAAGGCTTAACCAAAGTCACCACGCATCCTTCTTAAAGTCTCTGCGGGCAAAGCGTCAAACTCTTCGCTTGATAATAAAGATAAATCAACTTTTTTCTCGCCTTTTGCATTAGAACCCTCTCCTTTCATAGAAGGAGGCTGTGATTCTGCGGCTTGTAATTTTTTATTTACGGTAGAAGTTTGTTTTCTTTGTTGTAAAGCAGGATCTGATTTTATTTCAGGTGCTCCTTTTAACAACTCGGGTTTTTTAACTGCTAAAGTGTATTCTGTTGCTTTTGCTAATGCATCAGCAGCGGTATAGCCTTGAGAAGCAAACGCATCTCTAAGATCTATAACCTCAGCTTGTAAGTCTGCATCAAAATCAGCACTATTTTCGTTTAATACAGGAAAAGTAGCTTCAATTTCAGCCGCTTTAGCTTGCAATTCGGTCATTTCTTGGCTTTGTTGCACTGTTTGACCCATTTTTGCTTGTACTTCGAACATAAATTGTTCTTTTTCAGCATTTCTTATTTCATTTCGCAACGCAATAGCCTGTTCACTTTCGCCGTTAAGCACTAAGTCCTGATATTCACCTTCTTTAGTGTTAAAATCATACTGAGGAGCGTTTTCTAAAGCTTGTTTTTCTGCTTCTGTAGCTTCATTTAGCTTTTTCTGCATTGCTTTGTTCTTTGCTAACACTTCATCAAGCCTAGACTTAGGCACCATAGGCGCTTTAGTTTCTTTTACGGCAGTTTGTTCGTCAGGGCTTTGCTCGCTTCCTTCAATTGTTTGAATATCTGGTTGTGCAACTGGTTCGCTGTCTTCATCCACTCCTTCTTCGCTAATTGCTTCTGGTTCAGCTGGTTCTTCTTCCGCACTTTCTGCTTCTGGTTC